GTATGGTCAAGTACGTTTCTCTGTAATCCACCGGAAGCCGTTCTTGTTGAGTCCATATCAAGCACATGAGGCGTAACCGAGTATGAATCTTTATATATCCATTTATGAGGAAATTCCTCACCTGCGATTTTGAAAAGTGATCCTCTATACATTGTTATCCCTCAAAAGCCGGTCTCCCGGTACGATTAAAATATGAATTTGCTTCGCTACGTGTCGCATTGAATATATCCCTTGAGGATATACCATAGTCTTTTGCAAGTATCCCCGACAAATACTCATTCTGTTTAAGCAGTATAGCGTTCTGCTGCGCCATAGCACTTGATACCGCAGAGTACATAGTAGATGCAAGCTGAGACTCATTAAGAACCTCTGTCCTGCCGCCTACATGACCGACAACCTCTGCTCCGGCTTCGCCTGCCATGAACATAGTGCCATGAGAGGGAAGTCCACCACTAGCATACTGAGGTATGTTATGCCACTTGTTATTAAAGAACGCACCACCTAGAGCCTTTGGCAAAGCTGCCAGACCAGTTGCACTGTTCAAAACAACTTTTACATTTTTAATGACCTTCTTTTCCTGCGGAATGTCATCTTGCATATACTTGACCTTTGCAACCTGCCCACCAATCACTCTATTAAGGTTTCTATCAAGAGTCTGTTTTGTGATGTGAGCAGTTTCATTATTGATTATCTTGCTAAGGCCTGTCGTGTCTTGTTTAGTAATCAACGCTTTCTCTTTATTGATTTCCTTTGTAAGACCGCTCGTATCCTGCTTAGTGATAATAGCTGTTTCTTTATTGATTTCCTTTTTCAGACTTTTAGTTGTCTGTGTGGTGATATTAGCGTTCATGCCATCAATGGTCATATCGAAATTCTTGGAAGTTTTCTTCTTTTCAAGAACCGCCATCATGCCCGTCAAATCGCTATCGAACGTGCCACCCTTAGACCACTTTTGGAACTTTGCAGTTGCAGCTATATCCTTTGACTTTTCGGGTATCTTGTCTTTTGCTTCATTGAAGTTTGCTATAGTATTTATAGTTCTCTGCTTATCTTTCAGCTTGTTTTTCTTCACGTCTTGAAGCATTGCTACGCAATCGTTAATGGTTTTATCTTTAGTCTTGAGACTCTTTTGATTAACCTTATTAACTTTTGCATTTACCTTAACATCAATAGGATTCTTATCAGCTTCTTTTTGTACCGCATTGAGTACGGTCATGAAAGACCACATACCATTTGCTGACGAAGCACTTGAAGCCGTATAACTTGTTCCTAATCGAAGTGCTTGGTTCTCATTTACCTCATCCTGTTTAGTCTTAGGTTTTTTGTCTTTCCTTGTGCCATCAGGATTAAGACCCATGCTATCTTTATACTTGTCTATGCGTTTTTTCTGATTACCGCTCTTGTAATCCCAGGTTATAGCCGCTGCCACAGTTATAGCCGTAGATATTGTCAAACCTGCTGCAAGACTACCGGCAATCTTTGTACTGCTAATTCCAAGTGCATCTGCCAATGCTGCCAAGAATCCACCGCCTTGTAATGCGGAGACAGATTTTGCCCATTTCACAGCATTTATAAAAGCACCTATCTTAACGCCTATGCTTGCTAAAGCCTTGCCTAAAAGTCCACTAGCACCAACAGCCGCCGTATCAGCAACGCCTTTACCTAACAGTATCTTTCCGATAGTAGAAAGCGTGAGCTTTCCTATACCTATCATCAAAGTCTTTATTGAGAGGAGCGAACCAAGCACACCTGCAATAGAAGTCGCTGCCGCAAGAATTGTTCCTGCTTTGATAAGGTCAGTAACCTTTTTAGGGTTCTTTGCGATATCGTCTAAAACGGCTTTGATTCCATCAGCGATACCCTTTGCTATCTCATCCCAATTATCCTCTACTACCTTTGTAATTGCACTTGCAACGCCCGTTAAAGCATCCCAAAAACCGAGGAACAGAGCTTCCCAACCTGTCTTTTTTGTTACGGCATCCTTTTTGCTCATGGTCTTTAGGAACGCACCAACACCTTCTGAGATTTTCGATCCTAATAAATCCCATGCCTTTTTATCTGATACCGCACTATATACAGCTTGAGCAATACCACTTACAATACCACCTACAGCGGACCCGGCTATCTTCGGTTTCCATGTTTTAAGGAATTTAACAAGTCCTTCCTTAATATTAGAACCTATTTTGCTCCATTCAAGTGTTTTTGCCCATGTGTCAGCCGCAATCATAACAGTGTTTACTGCACCTGCTATGGTTTTGCCAAGAGACTTAAATAGTCTTTTTCCTGAACTACCGGAAAACAGACCATTCATAAATTCTGCAAGACCACTTCCGAACTTTTTAGCTTTGGGATAAACATCCTTTTCCCAATTTATGCCCTCAAGTTCATCCGCTATTTTATTAGAAATAGCTTCTCCGAGACCTCTCCATGAGTCAATCTCGCTCTCATACTTCTTATATGTAACTTTGCCGCCGGTAGTCTTTGAACTTCCACCGCCACCGCCGGAAGTGCCACTTCCACCACTGCCAGAGCCGCCACCATCACTAGGTGTAGTGAGATTATTGAGTCTATCAAATCCTGCTAATTGTTTATTGAGTTTCTTTGCATTATCAGCAGCGTCACCCAAACCACCTGCTAAGTCCTCTGCACCATCCGCAGCGCCCTCAATGCCTACTTCGGTAATTTCCACCTGCCATCCGAGCAGTTTACCAATAGCGTTAAGGGTTTTCTCTACAAGGCCAATAAGTCCGTTCAAAAAGTCTCTGAACTTGATAAGAGCAGGCTTAAATGTATTGATAAGCCCCTCACCGATTAACTGACCAAGTTTTTTGAACTGTTCTCCGATAGTTCTTGTGACGTTTGCCCATGTATTAGCTGTAATAGCGTAGTCATTCATTACATGACCCATATTAGCCATTACATACTGATAACGGAGCATGGTCTTTTGAGCCTGGGTCATCTTCTCTATATTAGAGTTTAGACCATTTGTCATAGCCCACTCTTTAAGTGTAGCCTGTGTCAAATCAAGACCATAAGTGCGGAGAGGACGAGTCATCCCGGTGTAGACAGAGTTCAAATCCTCTGCTACTTCCGCATAATCTTTATTATAGAAAGAACCCATATCTGCCGCTAACTTCGACAGATTGATAGACATATCAGCAGAGGTTTTTCCTAAATCCTTATAGGAATCTGTTACGCCCTCGACATTACGCTTTGTTTTCTCAAGAGTCTTACTTAAATACTCATTTGCACTTGCAGCAGCCTTATCAGTAATGCCCATTGCAGAACCCATAGCCTGGAATCTTGAAGCAAACTCTTTCGCTGAAAGTTCTGACATACCAAAGGACATAATAGCTGAATCCGCAAATTCTTCTACCTTATCCCTTGCATCACCAAATACGGTATCTACTACGTTCTGTACCTCTGTAAGATCAGAGGATATATCAATAGCTTCTTTAATCTTTCCAAAAGCTCTGAAAAGAAGCCAATATGTAGCGTAAATCTTTCCGATTGTACGTGCTAAACCACCGGTTGATTTTATGCCGTTACGTGCCATATTGTTAAAGAGATTGAGTCTCTTTGAAGCATGACCTATGTTGTTTCCCGTCCGTAATGCGTTCCTGGACAGTTGCCCCATAGCTTGTGCTAATCTAACTGTGTTTGCACTTATAGCAGGCGCTTTAGAAAGCCTTGAAGCCATCTGGCTAAAGGCATCCGCAAGTTTAGGCATATTAGCAATAGCCTTTTCCACGCCTTGTCTGCCCAACATGGCAATAGACCTAGCAAATTCAGCTATATTTTCTGCATTAGGCAAAGTGATATCTTTCACACCACTTAATGATGTGAAGAGTTTTGGAAGCGCATCTGTGGCTTCTCTTACCCTCTTTGAACCCAAACTACGCAGACTACTTGCAAGCTGAGACACTCCCTCTATGTTTGGAATCCTAACGCTTTCAAACGCCCTCATGCCTTGAGCAATTCTAGGAATAGCATCGGCAGCCGCCTTGACATTCTCGCCGCTCATCTTGCCTACGGCACTAGCAAGCGTACCCACCGCCGACATATCTGGAAGAGTCAGACCTTGCAGGCTTTCAAGACCATGTACTAATGTCTCAAAAGGATTAACCTCTACCTCACGGGAGAGATTGTTCATAGATTCTGCAAGTTTCTCTGTCTTATCTGCCATGCCCGTAAAGAATGTTTCTTCGTCAAAGTCATCCCCTACGTCCATAAATCCGTCACTATCGACTTTTACATTATCAAGCTGACGAAAAGCATCTGCGGCACCTTGAGCCTCCGTTTTGAGAGTCTCCATGTGATATGACAATGCTTCAAGTTCTGATGCGGAAGTCACAAATTCATTTAAGTGTTCATCACAGAACTGTATAGCCTCTGACAATGCGTCAAAAGGACTTGTCATCTGCTGAAACTTATCGCCACCAAGGATATCATCTATGATAGCTGTCCATCCATGAGCGCCATCCCACTGTAAACCCTTGTCATAACTAAAGTTCTTAATACCCATCTTGCCTTGGAGATAACGCATCTCTTCGGCACCATTAAGCTCGCTTTTTGTATTACGAGGCATACGGATACCAGAACTAAGCAGACTTCTTATCTCTTTAGCCTGTTCTCCCTCTTTAGTAAGCTCTTTATTGAGTTCACCAACGCGTTTAATGTAGCTTTCGAGGTGGTTTACTGCATCCTGGCTACCTTTTGTGTTGTAAACCTCTTGCACACGTTTTCCAAGCTCTTTAAGATTAGAAGAATCCTTGATGTTATACATCTCAGATAATTCCGTAGCACTCTTTTTAGCCTGAGCAGAGATATTGCCAAACAGATCATCTACCTGCTTCTGAGCATCACTTGTATTTATTTTTAATTTGGAAAGATCGGCAAGACGGCCTGTATTTTTAGAAAGGTTTCTGAGCGCACTGCCCACGTCTCTAACCTTTTTCGCATCTATGTTATTGATAGTGCGTCCAAGGTTTCCAAGGCCTGCGTTCAAGCTGTTAAGACTTGATGTAAGTTCGCTACCGAACTTAATATTCATAGCATCCTGGAGAGAGTACAATTTCTTTATTAACTTGTCTACGGCATTCTGAGCTGTCTTTGACGAACCATTCAGTTCTATTGCAATATCGTTAATATCAGGCATTGTACTTATCTCCCGGAATTACTTGCTTCAAAATTTGCTTGCATTAGTTCAAGATTTGCGAAGAGATTATTGATTTGTCTCTCTTTCTCTTCCTCTGTCATGGCACCGGTAGATTCTCTTATCTCCGCTTGAATAGACTTATCACGCCACTCATGCGCAGGTGTACCTTTGCTTCTAAAACCATTTGCAAGCCCAACCATGACCGCCTCATACATATAACGGCCAAGATAATAATCCCTCACCTCTTCTTCCTTCTTTGTCATCTCAAAAGCATCATCATAACACCATAAATCGCATGGTGCGCTATCAAGTATCTCCGCTTTAGAAACACCAAGATGGATATACCAAGGCAAATATTCTGTATATATGAAATCAGAGTAGGCTATTTCCTTTTTGTGACCTTCTTCGGCTTCTCCTCTTCGTTCTCTTCCTCGTCCGTCAGAAGGTCTCCCAAAAAACCCTTATTGAGAAGTTCCTCACTAACCATCCCAAAAAGGCTCATGATAGAACGCTCCTCACCCTCAGGTGCTTCGTCAATGTAATCATCAAGTAAATCTCCAACTTCCTGAGGAGTATCTACCGGGTTATACTTGAGAAAACCATAGAAATACAAATCCCTCACACAAACAAAAAGGTCTTTTGCTTTCTGAACAGAATCGTCACTATCCACGCCACCATTGAACAGATCAAGAAGTCTCTTTGTTCTATCCATAAGGTCTGTATCAGTGAAACTGTTCATGCCATATCTGACTTTGTACTCTTTGTCATGAATTGTAATTGTAAACATATTTATCCCCCTCTCTTACGAGAAATATAAGGGGGAGCCGGGGTTTCCCCCGACTCCCATAAATTAGCTGACTAAAACTTCGCAGATATCTGTAAATCCACCATCACTTGTCGTAACTGTGATATTTACTATACCCTCTGCAATACCCGTGATTTTACCATTACTATCAACTGTAGCAACAGTATCATCCCCGGAACTCCAAGACACTGATTTATTTGTTGCGTTTGACGGACTAACCGTAGCAACAAGTGTCTCGTCTCCACCTATTGAGATGGAAGCGGTTGACTTATTGAGCGAAACGCCCGTAACCGCTACCGGGCTAATTATTCCCCCGGCACTACTGCGGTATCAGTTCCCTTGTACTCAGTGATCGTAAAGGTAAGCTCGATAGTAAGAAGCTCATTCTGACCAATCTCAGGCATAGGGAGCTTCTTAGGCGGCTGTGCGACAACGAAGAAACTCTTTGTCATGTTAGGTACTGAAACCTGGAACCATGTATTGAGTTTTGTCTCGCCTGCCTGTCCTGCCTCGTATGCTGCGATCATAGCAAGAAGCTGTGTCTGTACTTCCTCAGTATAGTTGAATGTAACAGCCCATTCTCCGCCCGTATCCTGGCGTCCTGCTACATACTTCGTCATCAGATCTTCCAATGCGGAAGCGTCAATGTTTTCAACGGGAAGTGAAATGCCGGAGATGTTATTGCATCTCTCAAGCTGAGTGAACTTTGCAGGTTTTGTGTTCGCTGTAGTTTCAACCCCGTATGAGAATATAACTCCCAAGGTTGAAAGACCGGCTGTAGTAACTGCCATCTTCTTTTCCTCCTTATTTAGTTTTGGTGTTTTTGTGCAACAAAAAAAGCGCCATTAGCGCTTTAAGTAACTACAATTCATCCTGCGCGCCTATCTTCCGTGTGAATCGGAATGATGCAACGTGGATATTGTTTTCGGTATAAGCCAAGGGTAACATTGTTATGTTGAATCTCATGCCCTTTAACACCTCTATTGCCTCATAAGCTATGTTAAGGCTAATAGCATCATCTTCATCAGAAACAATGCGTATCTGCGCTGAATAACTAACGGCATTTACACCTTTGTTATCCAGGTCCTTCCCTTGTTCTATGATACCTAATGTCTGCATATACAATGTAGGAAACTCTGTCTCCTCATTGTTTGCATTTCCGGTAGTGCAATTAAGGTCAGGAAATGGTGCATTATCAACATATTTAAGCATATACTCAAGACGAGTAAATATCTTACTCTGTATCTGTGTGAACCATCTATCCATAAACCTTCTTTGCTACCTCATATATAGAAGCTATAAGCTCCTCTGACGTGTTGTAAAGCGGAGCAAATGTAGGTGTGCCATATGTGTGTTGGCTTTCACCCCATCTGTCCGTGTACCACCATCCTTCGGGATCGTCAGCGTGTGTTTGATCTGGATATGAACCTATTGTCATTCCAAGTTCAGCACCTTTCGGATGTAAACTACCACCCACAGAAGTATTCAGAATCGCACCGGCACCAAACTCAACAAATAGAGCCTGACCACCGCTCATGTGAATCCGACAACTCCATTTACCATCCGATTCTACTAATTCTCCCGTATTAGTTTCGATATCGCCATCTTTACCCTCTCTATAGTAGGGAGGAATGCCCGATAACTCCGCATTAAGGATTTTTATCCCCTCTGCTGCTAAAGCCTCAATTAGCATACGTGTACGGTCATTTAATGATTCCTTGTATACTTCTAACTCTTTTATGAGTTTATCTATCGAACCACTATCCGATATTGAAGCTCTATACTTCTTTTTCATACCAAGCCTTTCAGCAGATATATCATTTCATCTAATACAGGTGGCACTCTCGATATCTTATAATCAGCAGACGAAGGATTAACCTCTCCATCTCTGAATTGAGGTGAACTTTGATACCATATCACTGTTCCTTCTTCAAGTGGCAACTGACCTTTTGGCGTATACAAAATCGCATCATAGTCTGAAAGGTCTATCCCATACGATTCTACCTCTGCCACACCACCCGAAGCGGATATGTTACCGCAAAATTGAACAGGCTGTGAGTAAGTATCTTTCTTTTTACCCGTTGCACGCGGTCTTTGTGTTCCATCCGGCATTTCATCATAAATGATATTACCCTCGCTATCGCGTTCATATACCGGTGCATTACGTTCAAAAAGCGAATACCACATATTCTGCTTATTCTTCACTAAACTACGCATTAGAACACCTTTACAAAAGCATGAACACCTTTCCACAAGCTATCCCTGGATTCATAAGTCCTGAGTATGCCGTTCTCGGAATGTGTTACCTCACCTTCCGCGCCTATCTGATTGTAATCATACCTTGCAACATTCAAGATAACGGAATAGTAGCACTCCATATCGGCTTCAATCTCATCCTTACTCAATCCACTTGCAATATAATTGCGCTTCATGCGAAGTTCACGAATAACCGACTTTATTTTGTTTGTCAATATAGTCTCTGAATACTCAGGAGTGTTTTGAAACTCTACCTTTAACTCATTGACTATTTCTTCCGTCATCTCGGCAATGCTCATATCACAACCCCAATTTTTCTATGATAACCTTTTTAATCTCGTTGGCATTGAACCCCTCAATGTCCAACCCAAGCTCTGCGGCAAGAGCTTTAAGGTCTCCCTTATTCATAAAGGAGATATCCTTTTTGTTATAGGTTTTAGGAGTGGCATCAGCCAGGATTTTCTCACCCGGCTGATACCACTTACCATTCACCTTAATTAAATGAGTGGCTATCATTAAGCAACCTTCATGATCACTACAGAATCCATACCCTCATAGGTAGGAAGTCCAAGCATGGACACTACGCAGTGAGTGTTGATAGGATGCTCTGTAGCATATGTGTATACGGAAATACCCGTCTCAACGATAGAAAGTGTACCGTTTGCAAGGTTGCCGCTTCTCTCCTCAGGGGTACGTCCGAATGTGTAAGTACCAAGATATACACCGGCGCTCTGGCAAGATACGATACCTGTAGGGATGAAATACTTTGTAGTACCATCCTCAGCAACATACATCTTGTCATAAACCTCGATTTCGATGCCTCTCTGGCGAAGATATCCAACCACATCTGCATCTGTAAGACGGATGCCGCCATTGTAAGCAGTGATACCAAGTACCTGCTTCTTTGTATCCTCAGCAGCAAGAACAAGCTCCCATGTCTCTGTGTTCATGGAGAATCTTGCGAGGGAATATCCGGTTTTCTTTGCGAACTCTCTCTTTGCCTTTGTCAGATCATCAAGAGGTGTTGCTGTGGCAGGTGCTGACCAAGCATCTGTGCCGGTGATCTCGATATAGTGATCCTTTTTGTACTCAACGCCGTTATCGGGTGTGTACTCAACATCATATGTCTGACCCTCGATAACAACGGGAATCTTAGGAATACCATCCTCAGCTGCAAGCAGTGACCAAATCTGTCTCTCAGGTACTACAAGAGCGCCCTCGATAAGGCCAAGAGGCTTCTTTGTGATCTGTGCAAGAACCTGTCTCCTGAGGTTGTCGTTTGCAGAACTCTCAATGTTAGCGTACTCCTGCTCCTCTTCCTCAGTTACCATGTAGCCCTCACGATAGAAAGGCATCTTGTTCTGAATGTCACTGAATCCGCCTACATCACGAAGGGGAGCCTGTGCATCAAAATTGGTAGCCTTGAGTGATAC